ATCTAGATGATGGCGCGAAGGTATGCTGGCGCGAACTCTTAACGATTACCGCGCCCGGTCTTCTCGTTGCGTCGGATCGATGGGCGCTTGAGATTGCGTCGGAGTTGATGGCTGCAAAACGTAACACGCCGGGCGGCCTATTGCACCCGGCGCTGATGATTCGCCTGACTTCGCTGCTGGCGGCGTTCGGCATGACGGCAGCGGATCGGTCCAAGGTGTCGGTACCAAAGCAGCCAAAAGAAAATCCATTTGCGAAGCTGGTCAAGAAGGGGAAATAGGCGTGATTAATGGCAGCAAACCCGCATGTAACGGTAGCGAATCGATACGCGCGCGACGTCGTATCGGGACGGATTGTTGCCTGCAAATGGGTAAAGCTTGCCTGTAAGCGGCATCTTGATGATCTCGCCAGCGGGAAAAAGAAGGGTTTCAAGTTTCGATTTGACATGGCATCAGCAGAAAGCGTCTGCGAGTTCTTGGAATTGCTCCCTCATACGAAGGGAAAATGGGCAAAAACCAAGGAATTGATCGTCCTTCAGCCGTGGCAGTCCTTCATATTCTGCACACTTTTTGGCTGGAAGATCAAAAAGAACGGTCGACGCCGGTTTCGTAAGGCGTACATCGCAGTTCCGCGCAAGAATGGCAAGTCAATCATCGCCGCTGGCATTGGGCTGTACATGTTCGCGGCCGATGGTGAGTTCGGTGCCGAGGTCTACTCGGGTGCTACGACTGAAAAACAGGCGTGGGAGGTGTTCCGGCCGGCGAAACAGATGATTGAGCGAACCCCCGAACTACAGGACGCGCTCGGCTCTGAGGTCTGGGCCAAATTGCTGTTGTCCCCATCGGACGGATCTCGGTTCGAGCCGATCATCGGCAAACCTGGTGACGGCGCAAGCCCTTCATGCGCCATCGTAGATGAATATCACGAACACGACAGCAGCGACTTGGTTGACACGATGGAAACCGGCATGGGCGCACGGGACCAGCCGCTCATGGTCGAGATCACGACAGCCGGATTCAATATCGCCGGCCCGTGTTACGACCAAGAGCTTGACGCCAAGAAGATGTTGGACGGAACGCTGGATATTGACGACCTATTCGCCATTATTTACACGATCGACGAGAGCGACGATCCGTTCGACCCAAAGTCGCTGCGTAAAGCGAACCCGAATATGGGTGTGTCAGTAGATGAGGATTTCTTGCTTGGCCAGCAGCGCAACGCAATCCAGAATGCATCGCACCAGACTAGGTTCAAGACCAAGCACCTGAACGTATGGTGTTCGGCGAAGACGGCCTGGATGAACATCGTCGAGTGGAACAAATGCGCTGATTACACGCTGCGGCCCGAACAATTCAAGGGTGAACTCTGCTACAAGTCGTTGGACTTGGCCTCGCGATCAGACATCTGCGCCGATGTGACGTTGTTCAAAAAACGCATCGAGAACAAGGACCATTATTACTTGTTCGGCCGGTATCACTTGCCGGAAGACGCGATTGCGAATAACACGAAGAACCGCAACGCCTATCAGAAATGGGTGATTGAGGGCTTCCTTGAGCGGCACGATGGCGCCGAGATCGACTTTGAAATCATCAAGGATGAGGTCAAGGCCGACATGGATGAATACGCGCCGCAGGAAGTCGTATTCGACCCATGGCGCGCATCGCAGTTGGCGCAGGAACTGATGAAAGAAGGCGCCGAGTGCGTCGAATTTCGTCAAACAGTGCAAAACATGTCCGCCCCGATGAAGGAGCTTGAAAGCGCGGTCAAGGGCGGCAGGTTACACCATGATGGCAACCCGGCGCTGACATGGATGATGTCGAACGTGGTGGCGAAGATCGATGCCAAAGACAACATTTATCCGCGCAAAGAAAAGCCAGAAAACAAGATTGACGGCGTGGTGGCGGCCATTATGGCGGTTGGACGCGCGATGTCGAGTGAAACGGAAGTGGCATCATTTTGGGAGTCAGCACAATGAATAAAATAATTGACGCCATTCCGGATCTGATGATTCTGTCCGGTGTTGCAATGGCGTCTTATGGTTTTGGCCTAATCGGTCTGGCATACGGCTTTATCGTAGGCGGGGTAATGATGCTCGCGCTTGGCGTTCTTCGCGCATTCAAGGGCAATAAATAATGTCTTTCTTCTTGCCGGCCCGGCCGCGTAGCAACGCAGCATTCGGGGAATCATTTTGGAGTGAGCTTTTTTCATTTGGAGCGACACGATCCGGGCAAACAGTAAATTCCGTGACGGCGCTGGAGGTGACGGCGGTATTGGCATGTCTTCGCGTATTGTCGGAAGGCGTGGCGCAAGTTCCCGTCAACTTGATGCGCCGGCGGAAAGTGGGCGGCGGCGCCGACATTGCATACGATAACCCGCTGCACTATGTATTGCATCGAAAGCCTAACTCGTGGCAGACCAGCTTCGAATTTCGCGAAAACATGGTGATTCAGGCTGCGCTAAATGGGAATTTTTACGCGTATATCAACAAAGTCGGCGGGAAGCGAATTACGGAGTTGATCCCCTTCCCGCCGGGCGCGGTAATGGCAATGCGCTCGCCATCTAGCGTGCTGACCTACATGGTCACCGGTGGCGACGGGTCGCAGAAAGAATATCCGGCAGAGTTGATCTGGCACGTTCGGGGTCCATCGTGGGATACATGGCGCGGCATGTCGGCAATGCACCAGGCTCGCGAGGCAATCGGGCTTGCAATGGCAACGGAAGATGCGCATGCGAAGCTCCATAAAAATGGCGCGCAGGCGAGCGGGCTTTATTCGGTAGAGGGAACGCTTACGCCGACGCAATACAAAGATTTGAACGCGTGGATAGAGCGCCAGATCGCTGGCGAGAGTCGGTCGAAGCCGCTCGTATTGGACCATGGTGCGAAATGGACGCCGTTATCGATGAATGGCGTGGACGCCGAACATCTGGCGACACGCGTGCACCAAATCCGTGAAATTTGCCGAACATTCCGCGTTATGCCGATCATGATCGGAGAATCCGACAAGGCGGCTACCTACGCCAGTGCCGAGCAAATGTTTTTGGCGCACGTGGTACATACGCTGATGCCGTGGTATGAGCGGATTGAGCAGTCAGCCGACGTTAATTTGCTCTCTGATGCCGACATCAAAGACGGTCTTTACGTAAAATTCGTACCGAACGGACTGATGCGGGGATCGGCTACCGTGCGCGCTGACTACTACATGAAGCGCTGGATGATGGGGACCCTCAACGCCAATGAAATCCGCGAGCTGGAAGACGAAAACCCATACCTTGGCGGCGATATATATCGGGTTCAATTGAACACGGCTGATGCCACAAAAGGGCCGTCAGTCGACGCGCCAGTTACAACACCGTAGGAAACAAACCATGCACAAAAAATCGAAGATGCGGCCAATGGCCGCAGGGCGAGTCTTGTCTGCGGAAAACGAAAGCGCAATTCGTACAGCGCGTGACAACCTTGATTCTGTGCTGGCGAAGATCGAAGAGCAGCTTCAAGACGATGGCGCGCTACTGCACCACATGAATCGGGTTGCACTGAAGCCCGGCCGGGTCAGTCTATCTTCCGATCCGCAATCGACCGAAGCCGAATTGCTGATTTATGGCGACATCGGGGCAGACTGGTATGGCGACGGGATTACCGCAGAATCGATCACAAACGATATTGCGCAGCTCGATGTCGAAACGCTCAATGTTCGCATCAATAGCGGCGGAGGACTGGTGTTCGAGGGAGTCGCAATCTACAACGCGATCGCGCGTTGCTCCGCGAACGTGATTGTCCACATTGATGGCATTGCAGCCTCTATCGCCAGCGTTATCGCCATGGCCGGCGATGAAATAAAGATTGCCGAAGGCGCGCACATCATGATCCATAAGCCATGGTCTATGGCGATGGGCGATTCAACATCTCTGCGCAAAGAGGCTGACATCCTAGATAAATTGGAGTCCGGGATCATCGACCTCTACGCGGCGCGCACCGGAAGCAAGCGCGCCGATCTTGAGACATGGATAGATGCAGAAACGTGGTTCACCGGGCAAGAAGCGGTAACCGCTGGGTTCGCCGACGAGATGGTGCCGGCGAAAAAGAAACCAGCCAACTCGGCAATGCTCAACCTATTCCGCAACACGCCGCAGAACCTGCTCCCATCCGGTTCCGCTCCTGAAATTCGCGAATTCGAAACCTTTCTCCGCGATGGAGAAGGGCTTTCGAATACGCAAGCAAAACGCATTGCCAATCAGGCGATGCGCGGGCTGGATCGCGATGATCCGCTCACCCCGCAAGTCAAGCCCCTCCGCGATGTTGGCGGCAAGGCTGCGGATGCAGTAGACGGCGACCTGTCAATCAGGCTCGCTACCCGCATCACTCAGTTTGCCAACCAAATCAAGGAGTAACACCATGGCTGAAAAAGACCCCGTTGAAGTCGTAATGCACGCGTTCAACGAATTCAAGCAAGCAAACGACGCGAACGAAAAAAAGCGCGATGACAATCTGGAGGCGAAACTCGCCAACATCACGAAAACGCTGGACCAGTTCGAAGGCACGAATCAGAAAGTGACCCTTGCCTCGAAGCAGGCGCAAGCGCTGCAAGAGCAAATGGATCGTGTTGAGACCATCCTGAACCGCCCTAATCTGGGCGGCGGTGATGCTGCCAGCGACAAGGATGCCAAGGAATACATGGCCGCCTTCAATCGCATCATGCGCAAACCGTCCGATGCGCGCGACCCGTCTGACATGGCAATCATCCAGCGCCGCGCGGCGCTGGTTGCTGGCACCGACGCAGGGGCTGGTTATTTGCTGGCACCACCTGAACTGCAATTGGAAATCATCAAAAATGTGGTGCTGATGACGCCTATGCGTTCGCTTGCGTCTGTGCGCACGATCGGCGTCGGCAGCCTGAAGACGCCGAAGAAAACAGGCGTCGGAGCGGCGTCGCGTGTCGGTGAAGTTTCGACCCGGGCGAATACCGGCGATCCTGCCTACGGCATGCTGGAAATCCATGCGCCTGAAATGTTCGCGCGCATCGAAATTTCGCAGCAAATGCTGGAGGATTCGGCATTCGACATGCTGGGCGAATTGCGTGAAGACGCGTCCCAGCAATTCGCGGTACGCGAAGGCAACGAGTATATCGTCGGTACCGGCGCGGCTAGTCAGGCCGAAGGCATCTTGACGAATGCCGATGTGGGGCAGGAGGTATCCGGCTCCGCTGCCGCCATTACTGCGGATGGCATGTTCAGCCTGTTTTACGGCATCAAGACAGCCTACGCATCGAATGCCGTGTTCGGCCTGAACCGCGCAACGCTCGGTGCCGTTCGCAAATTGAAAGATGGCGAAGGCGATTACATCTGGACTCCCGGCATTGCCACTGCGGCGCCAAACTTGATCATGGGCGCGCCGTACGTCGAAATGCCGGATATGCCGGACATCGGAGCGAATGCATTCCCGATCGTGTTTGGCGACTTCAAGCGCGGCTATCAGATCGTCGACCGTATCGCAATCAGCTTCCAGGTCGACTACATCACTGGCGCAGACAACGGTCTGGTCGTGTTCCGTGCCCGCAAGCGCGTCGGCGGCGCCGTGCGCCAGGCGGAAGCAATCCGCAAATTGAAGTGCTCGGTCTAAGCCGCACAAATTAAGTCCCCGCAAGGGGATTTTCTCAACTAATTCAAGGAAAATATCATGCGTTCAGACTTGTGCAATAACATTCACCCGCTCCGCGCTCTGAGCCCGGTCGTAGCCGGCACCGACAATACCCCTTACGTGTCGGAGATCATCGACACGGCAGGCTTCGACTCGCTGACGTTCGCGATCGCGATCGGCGCCAATACTGATGCTGACGCCACCTTTACCGTCCTGATCGAGGATGGCACGGCGGCAAATCTGTCGGATAGCGCGGCTGTCGTCGACGGCGAATTGATCGGCACCGAAGTGCTGGCCAGTTTCACGTACGCAGACGACAACAAGACGCGCAAGATCGGCTATATCGGCAACAAGCGCTATGTCCGCATGACGATTACGCCGGCCAACAACGACGCCGGAAATATCTACATTGCCGCCTTGGCCATTCTCGGCCATCCGACCAGCGCGCCTACTGCAAACCCACCGGTTTAATTTGACGCAACCCCAGTGGGCGCCATTCGAGCGCCTGCTTTCTGGAGAATCGATATGAGCGATACATCGTACCAAACTAAGGTTTATGAAAAGCAGGGCGGCGATGAGGTCGTCGTCGCTTCCGGCGGCAAGATCACTGAAGAATCCGGCGGCGCGATTCTCGGACGGGCGGCACTCAACGCCTATGCGGCCGACATCGGCACGGCAGGCAGCTCGTTCGTCGTCTGCCCATTCGCCGGCACCATCGTCGGCCTGGGCGCGGTCAACCATGGCGCCAATGCAGGGACCAAGACGGTATTGACTGCCAAGCTCGCCACGGTATCGGTCACCGCGCCGGCATGGGAAGTTGCAGTCACCGCAGCGGCCGGCACCGGTGTCTCGGTTGTTCCGACCGCGGCCAACACAGTCGCCGCAGGCGACGTGATCGAAATCGCGTATGACGGCGGCAGCTCAAATGTCACCTCGGCCACGTTCTCCGTCACTGTTCTTCGCGCGTCGTAAGCCATGAGCTACGCGCAACGGCTGGTCGTGGCCGTCACCACGGCCGCTGACGGATCGGCAACCGTCTATTCGGATGGGCCGGTCACGGGTAAGGTTTCCCAGATCAGGTACGTCAAGACCGATTTCGCGGATGGTTCGACAATCACGGTCACATCCGAAGCGACTGGCGAGACGATCTGGACCGAGGCGAATGTCAACGCCAGCGCAACGCGCGCGCCGCGCCAAGCTACGCATTCTACGGA